GTTGCACTATCTTTTACCATAGCGACGGTCTTCTCTTTAACCGTCCATTGATTAAGACCTCTATTTGCCCACTCGGCCAACATTAAATTTAAACTTCTACTTGCGCTTTTTAAGTCGTAGCCTGTGCGTAGCTCTAAACCGCAACGCTCAAAAGCTTCCTCAACGTAATCAGCTACGTCTAATTCAAAATCTTTGCTGCCTGATAATGCCATAATTAATCTCTATCTTCTTCCGAAGCATATAAATTGTCAAATGTTATAGCTGGATCTGTATAACTTTCATGTGCCTCAGCTGAGTGTACCCATTGACTTGGTGCAAAATCAGGAGCTCCCTCACCAGTACGCCACAAGGCAGGATTAGTTGCCCGGACTCGGTTGTTAGGTAAAGCTACAAAATTACCTGTGTATTCACCTGCGTCTGTTAAATATAAAACATGGCTTTGCTTATGTTGTGCTGGATCATCTGCAATAGAATGGTCAGTATAATCCACAGTAAACATGTATTTGCCCATGTAAAATTCACCACCTATTTTACAAAACCAAGGACTTGAACTTACTCTGTCGAGTGTGACCACGCTATGATGATGACTTAAACAGTCCCAAGGTTGCGCTAAGTGATCTTCCATTGGCTTAGGCCATTCTTGTAATGGTATATCGCCTACAAGCGCTTGTATCGGCATCCGTGCCCACATGGCTCCACCATGCACATTTTCATCAGGATAACCTTCAAAATCGGTTTCACAGCCAGTAAATACTACTTGAAAGGACAAAGATCTATCTGGGATTGTGTTGACTGCAAATGCCAAGGCGTGTAAATACTCACCATGACCATGTTGATGATTGGTTGTAAACTCTTTTCTTACCCAGCATTTGAACTGCGGGATATTTGATATTAAATACGCCACCTTATTTAATTAAAAAGTTTTACCTTTTTCCGCCTTTTGCTCTGTATTTAGTGCCCTTCATAGCACCGCCACCAGCTCTGTATTTAGCACCTTTCATTGCACCACCTTTAGCCATGCCTTTTGTGCCTTTTAACACAGCTGCTTGACCTTGTGCTCTGGTGCCACCGCCCATAAGAGCAGACATTACAGATTTTGGCATATTACCGACGCCAGGATTAGCTTGCATTTCACTTCTTAATGCAGCACCACCTTTTGCAAAGCCTTTAGTGCCTTTCATACCGCCACCGCCAGCTCTGTACTTAGTGCCCTTCATACCGCCGCCTCCGGCTCTGTATTTAGTTCCTTTCATTTTTATCTCCTTCCAAACAATCCCATGCTTGAATTTTTATTTATCATACCACCTTTTGCGACAAAAGTTTTCACATTAGTTGGTTTTCCGCCTACACCTTGTTTCTTAGCTCTTTTTCTTGTGACCGCAGATCTAATTTGTGATTTACTCATTCTGCTAGCTTTTGATCTTGGCACACATTTTGGATACTTGCGCTTAGATCCTTTTGCTTTTGCGCGGCCACATTTTTGGAATTTACCTTTTTTCTTAGGCGCACCTATGTCAACCCAATCCCCTTTAGGACCTTTACCAAACCACTCTTTTAATGACATTACTTTTTCCTTGTCCTTCTAATAGCTTCTTTGCCGCGTTTAAAAACATTAGCTATACCTGTTTTGCCCATAACCTTAGCTCTTTGTTCGCCTACGGTTAAGATTTGTATTTTTCTAGCAAACGGTTTTTTTATGCGCTTAACTTTATTAACCGTTGCGTTTGCGTCTTTCATGGTTGCGAACTTAATACGAACAGTGTCTTTTGGGTTCTCATCTGTATATAAACGCCTACCAGATCCTTTTGGTTTTTTGCCTGTTCCTTTTTTTGGATCTCTTTTTTTCTTCACTTAACTTCTGGGCACTCTAGTTTTCTTACGTTTTGAATCCATCATGGCGCCACAACCTCTGCCTTGCACCATAGCAACAGCTCCGCCATTACGCATATAACCCATTTTATTTCTAACTTTTCTTGGAAGTTTAGGTAAGCCTTTGTTTTGCGCTGGTATTGGTTTAAGGTTTTTATTAGCAACCTCACCACCAACAGCTTTTTTAGCTCCCTTATATTTACCGCCACGTTTTTTGTAAGTTCTCACTAACCAAGCATTTGCGTATGCAGAGGGGTACACATCAAACTTTCGTTTAGCTTCTGCTTTGACTCTTGCGTAGAGACTTGGATTACTAACATTGCTAGGTGCGCCTGATTTTTTCTTAGCACCACCGCCTTTCTTAAATTTTAAAGATCCTAATGTTTTAGCTTGTTTAGCATGTAAGGCACTTGCCTTTTTTAAGCCTTTAATAACTTTGTTTACTTTCTTTTTTTGGTTTCTTTTTTTTATCATTTAACATTTCCACCTGCGTCTTGCTTGTCTTATTCTTGAATTTGGGTTGTTTCTTGTTTTAGCTGAACTTCGCTTGAGTTGTCCTAGAGATCTAGCACAATAAGACTTACGTCTTTTTGCAGCTTTACTGCCTTTTTTTACCTTGCCAGTAACAGCAGTTTTGAGCTTAGAACCAGGATTTTTCTTTCGATATGCAGCAACTCCCTTTTTGGTCATTCCCGCTCCACTTTTAGTAGAGCGGTAATTTCCACCTTTACCCACAGTGCGGCGAATTGCCTTCGCGCGCCTTTTAGGTTTTTTTACAGCCATTAACCGTAATTTTTACTTAATATCAAAATGATAGAGTATGCATCGCCATTGGAGTGACCAACCGTAGTAAAATCAATATCTCCAGTTACACCTGAACCTGCATTGTTTGGTATGCCTGTGAATTGGTCAAAGTATTCATCACCGCTACTATCAGCTGGCAATGGTACCGCCAAGACATTGGTACTAGCGTCAAACTCTATGTCAACGCCCATACCTCTGCAAAACCAATGTATTCTGCTTATAGATACACCAGTACATGCGAGACCTCTGCCATTTGCTTTTAAAGCTGAAACATCAACTTTTTTGACAGAAGCTTCGCCTGTACCATCAGATTCATTTGTAAATTTAAGTATGGCAAGCCTCTCACCATCTTGTATGGTTTGTGAGGTTACTGTATCAGCCATTATTTACTCCTTAAAGTTCTGTATTAGCTGTACGCTCTTTTAAAGCATGTACATAGTCAACAGTTAAAACTTTAGCAGCTGCTTCACCATTTTGAATACCAAAACTTACGTTAAG